AAGGCGTGCACCATGCCAGCGGAAGACGCATACCGCAAAGGGTTTTCTGTTACTGTAGACGACGGCACTGAAGCATCACCGGAATTTTTGGCCGCATTTCGCAAAGGCGATGAGCGATTTAACCTACAGCACGAGGCCGAGCAATTTGTGCGTATGGGACGGATTTTCGGCGTCCGCCATGCGTTATTTTTGGTAGACTCAAACGATAAAGAATACTACGAGAAGCCATTTAACTTAGACGGCTGCACCCCTAACAGCTATCGCGGCATTTCGCAGATTGATCCCTATTGGATAACTCCCGAGCTAGACGCAGAGGCCGCCGCCGATCCGATGTCACGGCATTTCTACGAGCCGACATACTGGCGCGTGAGCGGTAAACGTATCCATCGAACGCACTTTGTCATTATGCGCAACGGCGAAGTGCCGGACGTGTTGAAGCCATCCTATTTCTATGGGGGTGTCCCGCTCACGCAACGCATTTTCGAACGTGTCTACGCCGCTGAGCGAACAGCGAACGAAGCGCCTCAACTCATGCTAACGAAGCGTTCAACCGCCATTCATACCGACGTCGAAAAAGCCCTCATGAACCAGAGCAAGTTCGAAGCCCGAATGGCGGACTGGATTTATTACCGCGACAACTACGGTATAAAAGTCGTCGGGAAAGATGAAGTCATCGAGCAATTTGACACGACACTCAGCGACGTCGATGCGGTGATAATGACGAAATACCAGCTTGTTGCGGCGGAAGCTAAAGTCCCCGCCACTAAGCTGCTAGGCACATCGCCGAAAGGGTTTAACGCGACGGGAGAATACGAAGAATCTAGCTACCACGAATTTTTAGAGAGTATCCAGACCCACAACCTTACGCAGCTAATCCGACGCCATCACGCGTTACTGATGCGCTCATACGTAGCCCCGACACTAGGCATAAAGCCAGTGCATACCGATATTAAATGGGAGCCGGTAGACGCCCCGACGGCTAAAGAACTGGCCGAGACTAATTTGATAAAAGCCCAAACGGGCGCGGCGCTTACGCAGAGTGGCGCGATTGACGGGATGGATGAGCGCGCCCGAATTACCGCCGACCCGGCTAGCGGTTACACCGGTTTACCTGAAGTCGAGCCCGAAATAGATGCCGAAGAAAACACGCCCCCCATTGTTGACTAAAGCAAAGGCCGAGTGGGCGGGTCAATTTAAGCCCACCGCCTTGCGCGGCCGTCCGCTACACTATAACGCTGCCTTGGCGGCGCGGTACGATCGCGGCCTTCAGTCCTTGATTTCACAAATGGCCGCGCAGACTGAACGGGAAATTAAACGACTATTTGAAAGCCCTACGGCTGAACAGTTCTACGCCGAAGACGCTAGCATCGCCAGCCAATCGCGGATTTTAACTAACGCGCTAACGAATACCTTCTCTGCGTTATTTGCACGCCGAGCTAAGCCGATGGCCGAAAGAATGGTAAATCAAGCGGATAAGGCGAGTAAGTCCGCGCTGCACGGTAGCCTAAAAGACCTATCGGGCGGCTTGATGATTAAGACCGACATCATGCCCGACGCATTAGGTGAAGCTCTCAGCGCCTCAGTGACGGAAAACGTCGGACTGATAAAAACGATATCGGCTGATTATCTCAATGCCATACAGGGCGCGGTGATGCGATCAATACAGCCAGGCGGAGGCGGGCTATCCGAGCTAGTGCCTTTTATCCAAGATCGTAAAGAAATAACCCAACGCCACGCGCGCAACATTGCTCTAGATCAAACCCGAAAGGCGTTTAATTCAGCGAACGCTATCCGAATGGAAGCCATAGGCGTTAAAAAATTCGAGTGGCTCCACTCGGGCGGAGGCGCAAAACCCCGCAAAGAGCATATCGCCCTCAGCGGTGAAACATTTAGTTTTGACGACTTGCCCATAATTGGCGTAATGTATGGCTCAGAGGTGCGCGGAATTCCTGGGCAACTGCCAAATTGCCGATGCACGATGATTCCTGTTATACAGTTTAACGAGGGCAACTGATGGCCGCCGTAGAAGACTTAAACGGTTTTAAAGAAATAAAAAATAATCCGCTTTCGAAAGTGGGGGTTTTTCCGTACCTAGGCAAAGACATACCCGGCGCGCCGAATCCCGCCGGCATTTATTACGTATATCGTCCGGCTGAAGAACTGGCCGACCCTGAGTGTATCGAATCTTTTAAATTGCTCCCGTGGGTCGATGAGCACACGATGCTCGGCATCGGGGTTGCGGGAGGAGTACCCGCCGAACAAAAAGGCGTGCATGGCGTCATTGGTGGCGACGTACATTTCGACGGTGAATACCTGCGCGGAAATTTAAAGCTATTCTCGACCGGACTAGCTGACCTTATCAAAAGCGGCAAGCGTCAACTGTCTTGCGGCTATCGCTACGTTTGCGACCCCACCCCCGGTAGCTATAACGGGGAGGCATATCAATACGTGCAGCGTCGGATCAGGGGCAACCATTTGGCCCTTGTTGAAGTAGGCCGAATGGGGCCGGAAGTGAGCGTCCAGGACAGGGGCCTAGACCTTGCTTATTCTTTCACTATCGACTCTAAGGAGTTAAACACTATGGCAGACGAAAAACCAATCGACGCAGAGAAAAAAGACGATGCACCCGTGGCAGAAATGACACTGGCCGAAGTCGTGGCTCTACTCGGCAAATTAGGCCGGCAAGTTGCAGCATTACAGGAAGCGTCCGGAAAGATGAGCACCCCTGCCGCTGAAGTTGAGGAAATTGTAGAAGATGAAGAACCCAAAGCCGCAGAGTCTGAAAAGACCATCGCCGCGATGGATTCCCAGATCAAGCACTTGACGAAACAAGTCGAAGCGCTGACTTCGTCTAGCACCGCCAACATGTTAAAAGAAGTTAAGCAACGCCAGGCGCTCTACGATCCATTGTCGCGAGTTGTTGGTGCGTTTGACCACGAAGACATGACCGTCGCGGACATGGCGCGTTATGGCGTTAAACAATTGGGTATTGCGTGCGATGCAGGCCAAGAGCTTGCAGCGCTTAACGGCTTTTTACATGCCCGCACACCCGCCGTAAAAACCAGTGTGGCCAATGACCGCGCCGATTCAAAAGGCGACGTCGTAGGCGCATACTTAGCCGGAGGTGATAAATAATGACTTTTCAATCAACAGTCCGCGCCGTACTTGCTGACGGCATCGCAGGCGAAATAGCTTTCGAAGGCCCGCTGCGCGCAGCGTCTTACATCATCCGCACCCCATCGGCCGCAAATAACGTGATCGGTCGTGCGATGACTTTAGTATCTGAAGGCGTCGCAAGCGTCGGCGGTACAGGTAAATTTGTCGGCATTTTGGCGAACCCAAAATCGTATGCGTCCGGCGGCACTTCAGCGGGCGGCCCATTAGCCCCGACGATGACTTTACCGAACGAGGGGCAAGTCGAAGCCGTAGACATGGGCATAATGTTTACCAATCTGACCGCCGCCGCTAATATTGGCGACAAATTGGTTTACGACAACACGACCGGTGAGATTACGCCGCTCGTAGGTAATGTTATCGTGACCGGTGCGATCGCAACAACCACGTTGACCGTGTCAGCGGTTACGCAGGGCGTGCTGGCAGTAGGCCAACGCATTACCGGCGCGAACGTCGCACCCGATACCTATATCACTGCATTAGGTACGGGAACCGGCGGCACTGGCACCTACACGGTGAACGTGTCGCAAACGGCAGCGTCGGCGACAATTACCGCCGAAGCCTTTGCGCCAAGCGGCAAGACCTTAGTTCCTAACGCCGTGGTGTCTCACCGCACGGTAGGCGGCGCCGGGTTAGCCATCATCACTTTGACAAACTAAGGGGAGCCTAAACCATGTCAAGTACAAAAATCGTCTCACATATCGGCCCCCGCCAAGCTCGCCCGATGATCATCGCGCAGGACTCAGTCACCAATCAGCTAGTAGCGGATTTGGCGCGCATCGGTATTGCGATCGACTCGGCGAATCTAAAGCGCATGATGATTGCTTGTGCGCAGGACTCGCTCACCGCGCCGATTACTTCGCCCTCAGTAACCACGCCGATTCAATTCCTGCAGGCGTGGCTACCTGGCTTCGTTAAGATTTTGACCCAGGCGCGTAAGATCGACGAACTCGTCGGTGTTACAACTGCAGGCAAATGGTCTGATGAGGAAGTCGTGCAGGGCGTGCTTGAACAAACCGGCACGGCCACGCCTTACGCGGACTATGGTAACGTCCCGCTTTCGAGCTGGAATACCAATTTCGAGCGCCGCACCATTGTGCGTTTCGAGGAAGGTTTGCGCGTAGGTCGTCTTGAGGAGGAACGTGCGTCTAGCATGAATACCAACTCAGCCGAAAACAAGCGCGAAGCGGCGGCGGTTGCCTTGGAAATTCAACGCAACAAGGTAGGCTTTTACGGCTACAACGACGGTGACAATCGCACCTATGGGTTTTTGACCGACCCATCTTTACCGGCTTACGTGCCAGTGGCGAATAATGGCGGCGGTGATTCAGAATGGCCGGAAAAAGACTTTTTGGAAATTACGGCGGACATTCGCAGTGCGGTAAGCGATTTACGTACTCAGTCCGGCGATCAGATCGACCCATATACCACGCAGATCACTTTAGGCCTACCTACGGAATCGATCGATTATTTGTCGATCACCAACGCATTAGGCACCACGTCCGTGCGCGAATGGTTGAACACTACCTACCCGAAATTGCGCGTAGTTTCCGCACCGGAACTTAACGGCGCTAATGGCGGGGAAAATGTGTTCTATCTGTACGCAGAAAGCGTCGCCGATGGTTCAAACGACGACGGCCGCACCTTCCTACAGATCGTACCGGCTAAGTTTATGACTCTTGGCGTTGAGCAACAAACCAAAGCATACGTGGAAGATTTTACGAATGCCACGGCGGGCGTAATGCTCAAACGTCCTTATGCAGTAGTTCGCCGCAGCGGTATTTAACCGCTCGATCGCGCCGCCTGTACGGGGCGCCCGATACCCCACCTCCGAAGGAGTTTAACAATGTCAAAAATTTATGTATGGTCCACCCTAACCGCCGACCAGCGTTATACGTTGTGGAAAAAAGGCGGCGCAGATTTACAGATTAAAGATCGCGGCGTGCTGATTAAAGGCGGCGCGAACGTAGCAAATAAGCACCTGCAAACGCCTCGGGGCGTTATGACTCAAGTCACCGCAGAACAGCTAGAAATTTTGGAAGCGTGCCCGAGTTTCTTACGGCACAAAGAGCGCGGATTTATCAAGGTAGAACAGGTAGAAGTCGCGGTCGAAAAAGGTATTTCGGACATGGTGCAACGCTCGCCCGACGCGCCTTTAGTGCCGGAAGACTACGAGCCCGAAAAAGCCGCAGCGATCAAAACTAACCTACCCCCAAAACCGCCCAAAGGCGTAAAAAACGGTAAGTAATCATGGCGACCATAGTCTTCGACGTTGCAGTGTTTCGCGCCCGATACCCACAATTTGCGGACTCGGACATCTACCCCGACGCTACGCTTAATGCGTACTGGGAAACGGCGACCTGCTTTATCAGCGCCGAAGACTATGGATATTTGCACGGCGCATGTCGAGAGACTGCGCTAATGCTACTAACCGCACACCTAGCCGGCCTTTCGGTATTTATCGCCAATGGCCAAACGCCGGGCATGGTTACTAGCGCCACGATTGACAAGGTTAGCGTATCGCTGACGCCGCCACCCGTTAAAGATCATCTCGCATGGTGGCTTAATTTAACGCCGTATGGGATGCAGCTTTGGGCGATGCTTTCGGCGATGTCCGTCGGGGGTTTATATATCGGCGGCCTTCCTGAGCGCTCTGCATTCCGCACCGTAGGCGGGAGATTTATCTAATGCCTAAAGTCGTCCGCACGCCAGGGGCAGGGGCGGAAAAGCTAAAAGTTGCGCTTGCGAATTTAGGCAACATGGAAACCCGAGTCGGGTTCGCCGAGTCGGCAAAATATGAAGACGGAACGCCCGTGGCGTACGTCGCAACAATACAAGAGTACGGCGACCCGTCGCACTCGATACCGCCCCGCCCCTTCATGCGTCCAACCGTAACCCGCGACGAAAACAAGTGGAAAGGCACCGCAACAAGCGGGGCTAAAGCTATCCTAGCCGGAAACGCCGACAGCCGCACAGTGATGGACGCCATCGGCCAACAAGCCGCCGGCGGAATACGAAAATCAATAGCCGAAGTGACTAGCCCACCGTTGACCATGACGACGCTACTCTTACGCAAGAAGAAACGCAGCGGGGAGGCGATCGGAGGCAAGGCGGTTGGCGAGGCCTTCCGCGCCGCTAATTTTAACGGGCCGAGGCCGAAGGCCGACAAAACCTTAGACGTGTCCGGCGTATCGGATAAGCCACTGGTTTTTGATGGTATACTCATCGGGTCGATAACTTCAGCCACGGAGAGCAAAACGTGATCCCAGGCAATAACCTATTACAAATGGCGTTGACCGTGATCGGCGCGCAAACCGTCGGCTATAGGGCTTTTACAGGTCGCACCAACAATGCCGCCGGAAAATTGGTAAGCACCTACGCAGCCGCCGTGCCGAAGCGCGGCAGCTTTCAGCCCATCCCCCGCCAGTATTACGCGCAAATGGGGCTTGATTTTTCGAAGTCCTACGCTATGTGGTATGACCCGAGCGGGGATACTTTCGCACTAACACGCAACACGGCGGGCGACTTAATCAGTTTCGCTGGTAAGAATTTCGAGGCGCTATCAAGCACCGATTGGAAAGCAATCGATGGGTGGACAGGCATAATGTTTGTCGAGGTTCCCACATGAACGACCTAGCGTTATTTACTCTGATAAAATCAATTCTTGACACGTCGCTCGCCGCAAACGACCTGGATGACGTTATCGTGACGCAAGACTACCAGGCCGAACAACAGGGGCGGATGACCGCGCGGACGCTCTACCTGCACAAAATAGCCGACAACCGCTACGGCTACCCGCTAAAAGAAGATCTTTTCGACGACGAAGATTTTATCCACCGCGAGACGAATAACCAAGAGACGACTTTCCAGGTGAGTGCGTACGTGCCGGTCAATCCGGCAAGCACGACGGAATTAACCGCCGGCGATCTTGCGGCGATAGCTGCGCAAATAATGCAGAGTGATGTTGCACTTGCGGCACTAAAAGCACAAAATGTGGGAATATACAGAATTACGCAAGTGCGACAAATTTTCATACGTAACGAATATGATCGGAATGAGGCGTCGCCATCTTTCGATTTCGTGCTGACGCACAAACGAGTTTTTGAAACACGAACACCGAAAGTAAGTTCTTACGAAATAGGCATCCACCACGTATAAGGGGCAGCAACATGGCAATTAGTTTCAAGCGATACATCGACATAGTATCCGGCGTGGGTGCGGGCGCCGTAGTTCGAGCGCGCGACTTAATCGGTCGATTAATCACGACCAATGTTTTATTACCTACTCAGTCGTTCATCGAGTTTGAAAGTGCGGACGAGGTCAAAACGTACTTCGGCGCGACATCCGATGAGTACAAGCGCGCGCTATTTTATTTCGGGTGGATCAGTAAACTAATAACCCGCGCCCGTAAATTATCGTTTGCACGTTGGGCGGATGTCGCTACGGCGCCCCGTATTTTCGGCACCCCCACGACGCATAGTTTGTCAGATTGGACCGGCATCACCGACGGTAGTTTCGAAATTACACTCGGCGCGGACACCAACACCATTAGCGACTTGGACTTCTCAGCCGCCGCAAGTCTTGCCGCCGTTGCGACAATCATACAAACGGCGATACGCGCCGAGACGGGTTCGATGTGGACAGCGGCGGGCGTATCCTACGATGCAACGCGCGGGAGCTTCAACCTAGTCGGAGGCGTTACTGGCGCCAACATCGTTGCCGTCGAAGCGGCGGGCACGGGTACGAATATTCTAGCGAACGGCCTGTTAGGGTGGACGTCTACCGCCATCTTCTCAAACGGCGCAGCGGCGGAAACTCCCGTCGAAACGATTAGCGCATCCGCCGCCGCGAGCGATAACTTCGGGAGCTATGAGTTTTTAGACTCTCTCACGCTGCCGGAAATTGTCACCGTCGCGCAGTGGAATACTACTGAAAATAACGCCTACATGTTTTTAGTTCCGGTGCTCGAAGATGACGCTGCCGAATATTATGACGCACTTGCGGACTACTCAGGCGTGGCGGTTACTGAGAGCGGACTGGTAGCGGACGAATACCCGCAGATGGCGCCCATGCTTATTTTAGCTGCCACCGATTACTCGCGGATCAACTCAGTACAAAATTATATGTTTCAGCAGTTTGCACTCACGCCTACAGTGACCACGACCGCGAAGGCGATAATGCTTGACGCCAATCGCGTGAACTACTACGGGCGCACGCAAACGGCGGGACAGCAAATTGATTTTTATCAGCGCGGCGTGCTTATGGGCTTGCCTTCTGCACCGGTAGACATGAACGTCTATGCCAACGAACAATGGTTAAAAAGCTCGTTAGGTGCGGCGCTCATGACCTTGCTGTTATCAATGCCAGAAGTGCCCGCTAACCGCAACGGCACGGCGTTGGTTATGGCGATATTACAGGGCGAAGACGGCATCGACCAGGCGTTGCGCAACGGTGTTATCAGTGTCGGAAAGACACTATCCACGGTTCAAAAGCTGTACATTTCCACGGTTACTGGCGATGCTAACGCTTGGCAGCAAATACAAACCATTGGGTATTGGGTAAACTGCATTATCGAGTCGTACATCGTCGATGATCGCACCGAATACAGAGCGGTCTATACGCTGCTATATGCGAAAGATGACGCCATCCGTAAGATCGAAGGCACTCACACTTTAATTTAAGGGGTAGGTTATGGGCGATATTTCAGGCTTCGGCGTTTCCGCACGTATTGTTGCGTCAAGAACTTTTCCGGTAGGCTTTACGGTTACGGAGTTCGCAGACGACGCAGACCCAATCGACGCGCCGAGCATTCAGGTTAATGATAAGTCTATGGGTTTGAATGGCGACTTGATCACCTGGTCTAAAGCCAGTCCGCTAAACGTGACGATCAACGTAATTCCAGGTAGCGAATCCGATAAAAATCTAGCTATTTTATTGGAAGCTAACCGCGTCGGCAAAGGCAAAACGTCCGCCCGCGATAAAATCACAATGGTGGTATCGTACCCCGACGACACATCTACGACCTACGTCAAAGGTGCGATCACTGACGGTGTGCCATCTAAAAACGTAGCGAGCGCAGGACGACTTAAAACTAACTCGTACGCGTTCAGCTTTGAAAATAAAGTGAGCGTGTGATATGGCGCTCATTAAGCCGGAACCCCGAACGATTACGACGCGCGACGGTGAAGCTAAGACTTACATCATTTCGCGCATACCGGCGATCCCCGCGCGTGAGATTGTCGCGCAGTATCCGGTCAGCGCCCTACCGCGCGTAGGCGACTACGCAGTCAATGAGGCGATGATGCTCAAAGTGTTGAGCTATGTCGCCGCTATTGACAGTGAAGGCCGTGAGGTACAGCTAACGACTCGCACGTTAATCGACAACCATGTGCCGGATTTTGAGACGCTAGCCAAAATCGAAATGGCTATGTTTCACTATAATTGCAGTTTTTTCGCCGACGGAAAGGTCTCGAGTTTCTTCGACGGGTTCGCTCAGAAAGTCCAAGCGTTGATTACCAAAATGTTGACGGATTTATCGGAGCAATCCTCCAAGAAAAACAAGCCACATTAAAACAGCTCTACGAAGATTACGACCTCGAAGATGCGTTCATCATGTGGGAAGTAATAGCGATTAGCCGCTATAATGAGTACCTTTCCGTCGAGCACAGTAAAAACAAAAGGTAGGGTCGATGTCGTCAGTATTAGAAACATTTTATCTTATCTTTTCGTCGAACGCGGATGAAGTGGACGAAGGCAGCAAGCAGGCCAAAAAATCCGCGGACGAGCTAGAAGATTCTCTCAAGGATACGGACTTGCAGACTAAAAGCGTCGGTAAGTCTTTCCTTTCCCTTGCTACCGCTGCGGCGGCGGCGTTAGCCAGTTTAGGGGCGGGCGCGGCCGTAGTGACGGCGGCGCTAGATGCGGCGGCCTTTGCTGAAGACTTGCGCCTATCATCAATGGCGATCGACGAAAACATTGAAGACATCCAAGCGTGGGGAGAAGCCACCCGGCAATTTGGTGGCGATGTTACATCCCTGCAAAACACCCTAACCGGCTTAAATAATAATATTCGCGAAACCGCTTTCACTGGCGAGGGGTCACTCTCACCGGTATTGCGCCGACTAGGCGTAAATATTCGCGACCTCAGCGGGAATATAAAAACACCTTTGGAATTGTTGCCTGACCTGGCCGACGCATTTGCGCGGCTGAGTTCCGCCGAGGCGTTGCACTTAGGCACCCAATTAGGTTTAGATCAGCCGACAATTTTACTATTGCAGAAAGGGCACGGCGAAGTTGAGCGCCTAGTCAATAGCGAAAGGGCGTTCGGGATTGTCACCAAAGAGAATGCCGAGGCATCCCGCAAGTTTACCGAACAAATGCGCGACACGGCGGACATCTTCACCCATATCAAGCAACGATTGGCATTCGACACCCTGCCAGCAATGACTTGGTTCTACGAGAAATTAGAACTTGTCGGCGAATTTATTAATGAAAACGGAACTTTGGTGCAAGGGTTTTTCATTGCCGTGGCGGGCGCCGTGACGGCATTCTACCTGCCCGCCATGCTGCGTGCGGCTGCGGCTACTTTGGCGGCAACGTGGCCGATTCTTGCCATAATAGCGATCGTGGCCGCACTGGCGGCTGGGTTCGCGCTGCTCTACGACGAGGTGGTTAATTTCATTAACGGGCAAGACTCGCTAATCGGTGAGGCTATTAAAAAATGGCCTATGCTCGGCAAAGTTATCGAGCTAATTGCCGCCGGTTTTTCGGCTGTAGGGGTCGCGGCTTCATCACTCGGCAACGCGATCAAATTCGTTATTGAATTGGCGGCGAAGTTCTTTTCGTTTTTCCTTGCACCCCCAGGGGATAAACTGAAAATATTAGCGGATCAGTTAGCGAAAATTCGTTCGCTGCTAGGGTTCGACACTGACCTCGACATGTCGGTGACTTCTGACATCGCAAAAGGTCAGGCGGCGATTGCAGGCGCCTCGGCATCACCATTGGCCGCGCAAACGTCGAACAGCATCATAGCGAACAAAGTCGGGGGCAATCGTTCAATTGAGATGCCCATCACTAACCTGGTCGTGCAAACTCAAGCCACGGATGCTAGCGGCATTAGTTCCGCGATAACTGGAACGCTACAAGAGCAGATACGCAGCGCCATGTTTCAATTTGATGACGGGGTAGAGTCGTAGTGGACGTCGTCGGCATCTTCGATGCGCAATTCCGTCAAATACTTGAGACGGCACAGCCTATAAAAGCGGACGTGCGTGAAAGCGCAAAACTACCCGAGCACCCGCTAGAAACTGGTGCGGTCGTCAACGACCACAAAATATTTAACCCGATAGAAATTACGCTAACGCTTTTTTTAGGCTCTGACGAGTACCGCAATATTTATCAGGTATTACGGCAGTTATATAAGTCTAATCAACTCGTAACGATTCAAACGCACACCAGTAGTTATAGCAATTTGACCGTTGCGGAACTTCCCTACGAAGAAACACCCGACGTGATGGCCGCAATAATCATGCCAGTGAAGTTCAAGGAGCTTCGGCTAACTACTGCGCAGTTCGGCCCGTTGCCCCCATCGTCCGTACGCGACCCGAATCAGGCTTCGACACGGGATAGGGGAGAGCAGCAAGGTGGAACCGCAGACGAGCGCGGGTCGTTCCTCTATAGGACTTTTATCAATAATGAATAGCGTACCGCTTGAGGCCATACCAAACCAGACGTTTCGGGTCCCGCTAGATGGGAGCCTTTGGGAGTTGCAGCTAAAAGCACTGTCAAACGTCATGGTCGTAACTATTAAGCGCGACACCGTCACGCTCGTGGAGAACATGCGCGCGGTAGCGGGTACGCCACTCATTCCCTACGCTTACCTGGAATATGGAAACTTCATATTTGTGACTGAGAATGACGAGCTACCATATTGGACTCAATTCGGGGTGACTCAGTCGCTTATATACTTAACGCGAGCCGAGACGGCAGGGGCGCGCAGTGCTTGAACTTGACCCCCGCATAATTCGGATCGGGATCGAGGTCGAAGGTCGGATCAAGTTCTATGACGATTTAGCCGTCACCGCCACGGGCACCAAATACGCTAACGCTATCCAGAACGAAGTCGAAGTCCGTGTCGCGAATTTAGACCGCACCACGCGCGATTTTATTCTGACAGAGACGTCGCCGCAAAACTTACGCAGAACCCCTAAGCGGTTAATCGTTGACGCTGGGCGCAAGTCTTACGGAACGTCGCGAATTATTATCGGCGACATAATTTCAGCCGTACCGTCGCAGCCGCCTGACATATGGCTGACGTTAAAAGCTCTGACCGGAAACTATGAGGCGGGTAACATAATCGCCCGCACGCAGCCGCCCGTTTCGCCCCTATCTACTATCTCAAAACAAGTAGCTGAAGACCTTGGCGTTACGCTCGACTTTCAAGCGGACGACGTAAACGTAGCTAACTATTCGTTCACTGGTGGCGCGTTAAAACAAGTAAATAAACTAGGGGATGCGGGGAACTACGCGGCGTATGTGGACGACACTACGCTAATCGTAAAAAATCGCCTAGAGCCCCTGCGCGGACAGGTTAAAATTCTTAACGTCGATAGCGGCATGATTGGCGTACCCGAGGTGACGCAGTACGGTGTTCGGGTGAAATTTCTACTAGACAACGTCACCAAACTGGGCGGGGCGTTGCAGGTGCAAAGCTCTATAAATCCGGCGGCGAATGGCTTATATTGCATTTATAAATTAGGTTTCGACATCGCAAGTCGGGACACCCCATTTTATTACGTCGCCGAGGCGTACAAAATATGACGACAAACGCGCCGCCGTCGCAAGACCCCGCAGGCCAAGACGTCCTCACAGGGGCGATGCTTGAGTTATATCGCAAGTTGCTACAAAGCACTGATGATATGCTCCCCGCGCGAATCGTTAGCTACGATCGTGCAAGTAATCGCGCGCAAGTTCAGATTCAAGTTTTAGTCACAACCACTCTGCGCCAGCAAATACCGCGCGGCCTTTTGGCTAGCATCCCTGTATTTCAGTTCGGCGGCGGTGGGTTTTTTATGAGCTTTAACCTACAGCCGGGGGACTGGGGGTGGATTAAGGCCAGTGATCGCGACATCTCACTGGTGTTGCAGGCAGGCGAAGCGGCGGGAGCTGGATCGAAAAGACTGCACACCTTCAGCGATGGGTTATTTTTACCGGACATTTTGCGAGACTATACGATCGCCTCAGAGGACTTGAGCAGCGTAGTTATACAGAGTCGCGACGGTTCGGTTAAGATATCCCTGAATGATGAGCGCATCAAAATCAAAGCGCCATTGGTGGAAATTGACGCAGCTAATACGACGACCACGGGCGCGTTTCACGCTGACGGTTTAATCACCAGTGATACCGACGTAGCAGTCGGGCCAATAACTTTAACCACTCACCGCACATCCGGTGTAACTACGGGCATGGGCACATCGACGGGACCGGTTCCTTAATGGCTAAAATTTTATTGACCGACGAAAATAACGACATCTATCGCCAAGCGAACGGTCGGCTAGCGGTCGGCACGGACTTGGGTGCGATAACTCAGGCGTGCGAACACGCGGCGCAGGCTCAATTAGGCGAAATGATTTTCGCGGTCGATAAAGGCGTCCCTAGTTTCCAGACTGTATGGCGCGGGGCGCCCAATCTTGTGCAATTTGAGGCGGCTGTGCGCAGCGCAATTTCAGCGGTAAACGGCGTCGTCCGAATCCGAACCTTTAGCGCATCCGTCTCGGCGGGAGTTCTTCAGTACAGCGCTACAATCGAAACGATCTATGGGGAGGTTGCGCTAAATGGCGTATAGCTATATTACTTCGACGGGCGTGATACTTCCCGACACTTCGACGTTATTAGAAGACGTCGCTAACGAGTTCCGCGCGGCACTAGGTGATGACCTAATAATCACGCCAGACACCCCCGAAGGCGCGCTAATCGTGGCCGAGGTATCGGCACGCGACTCGGTGTTGCGAAACAATTGCGCGATTGCCAATCAAATAAACCCCAACGTCGCAGGCGGGTTATTTCTGGATGCAATTTGGGCATTGACCGGCGGCGAGCGTGAGCAAACTACTGCGTCTACGGCGGTGTGCGACGTTACCGGGATCGCCGGAACTGTAGTCTCTACGTTAGTTCGCTTTCGCTCAAGCGGCGGCGAATCATGGGCGGTGAGTCAATCGACCACGATCGGCGCAGGGGGCACCGCGTCCGTCCCGGTAGTCTGCACGACTTCGGGGCCGATAGCGGCGCCTGCCGATACGATCACGCAGATAGACGTTGGGGTGCTCGGACTTGAAACCGTAACCAACCCCGAAGCGGCAACACTGGGAACCCTTACGCAGTCAGACCCGTCGGTGCGTAAATTGCGCCGCCGCACTCTAGCTATCCAAGGGGTAGGGCTTCCGATGGCGATACAGTCCGCGCTTTACGACGTGGCGGGCGTAAAGTCTTTATCTTTTCGCGAAAACGTAACGGGCGGCACGCTTATCATCGACGGAGTCACATTAGTCGAGCACTCGATCTATGTGTGCGTTGACGGCGGAACCGATGACGACATCGCCTTCGCGTTAGTCGATAACAAAAGCCTAGGCGGTAACTGGAACGGGGACGTAGAAGTAGACGTCGTTGACTCATCAAGCGGGCAGACCTATACCGCCAAATTTGATCGACCTGACCCGATTAACTTACTTGCGCGCGTTACTGTTCGCGTTTCTAATCCGTTGATAAATCCACAAGAGGCCGTACGCACTGCGATTCTCGCCTATGCGGCGGGTGACGTGGAAGGCGAAGACGGGTTTGTCGTAGGGGGCGGCGCCTCCCCTTTCGAACTAGCGGGCGCTATCAGCATCCAAGAGCCAAATATTTACGTTAAAAAATTAGAGCTTGCACTAGCGGACGACGGCATCTTTTCGACTAATGAAATCCCCATCGCGATTTTCGAAGTCGCGCGCATTAACGCTTCAGCCATATCGGTATTAATCGAATGAGTCGCGTCGAGGGTTTAGATACCGCCATCGACTTGATGCAGTCGCTACTTTGGCAGTACAACGACGCAGTGCGGTTGCAAAAGATAATAGAGTTAAAACAACTCTGGTACGAAGCCAATCAAGCAGACTTTTGGACAGACTGGGTTCAGGACGTTTTCGACCTGCGCACGGCTAATGAATTCGGCTTGTCGGTGTGGGCGATTATTCTTGACATACCGCTTTCATTCAGTGCGCCCCCGTCGTCAGAATCTAAAATCGGTTTTGGCTTCGGCACGCAGCGGAAAAATTTTAATAACGGAAATTTTAAAAGCCGGACAGCGGGCGGCGTAACTTTAACGACTGAGCAAAAGCGAATCGCCTTGCGCCTGCGGTACTTCCAGCTTGTCACCGACGGTACGCCGTTTCGAGTTAATAAGTTCTTAGGCGAATTATTCGCCGCCGACGGACTTGTCTACGTCCGCGATAATTTGGACATGACGTGTACTTATATTTTTTCGTTTTACCCGCCGAGCCAATTGCAACTAATACTAGATGAATTCGACTTACTTCCTCGCCCTGCGGGCGTTCGGTTTGACTACACGACCGACCTAGGCGACTTTTTCGGGTTCGGCTCAAGTAAGGCTAATTTCGACAATGGGGGCTTCGCACCGTGGGAGCCTACCGAAGAAACTACCCTTATCACCGATGAAAGCGGTATAGTATTAACCGACGAAGACGGCAATCCTTTAGCGTAGGGCAATTTTTCGATGACCGACATAACCGAGTTCCCAATTCCTACTATTAAACTTAGCGAACTGCCGGCGGCGGTAACTATCGCGGGCGTGACCGACCTCGTCGGATTGCAGGGTGGCGATTATGTGCTCGTATATCTTAAAGCGTTAGGGCTCACGTCAGACACGTACCAGATTAACTTCCAATGCTATGACGACCTCGACGACCCTGTCGGGGGCGTTCAATCGGATTCGTTTTATACCGGGCGTAGTGTGCAGAATAACGAAAATTTCACAGGCTATGTACGGATGGTTGACGAAGTGGAAACCGCTGCGTATATGCGAATTACGATTTTTTGCAACAATGAAAAAATTGACACACGAATAGTCGGAGTACATCGCGCATGACGACGAAATATATTGATGTCCCATTTGCGGATGGCGGCGACAAGACATTAGTACCTGATGCTGCACAAGTAGACGGCAGCGTCAGCTATGAAACTGGTTACGGCTTCGATTATCAGCGCGATCCTGACCCCTTAATAGACCCGCTGACTAAAGACATCGAACGCGACAAATTAAATCAGATTTTAAACGACATCACCGTTATTCTTAAAGATTTCCAAGATAACACCGTCCCTGAATGGCAAGAGGCGCGAGCGCTTGGCGCGGGTTATCCGAAAGAGGCGCGTGTGCAGCGAGGGGGCGTTATCTACACGTCTACGGTCGACGCCAACGCCACGATGCCGCCGTCTAGTTTTTGGGTGCAGAGCCCGCAGCTAGATGCGACGATCTTAGCGATGGCGGCACTCGCACCGATAGCTAACCAGTTAATCTATTTTACGGGTGCAGACGCTGCCGCCGTCACCAGTTTGACGTCATTCGGGCGCAGCGTGATTGGGGCATTGAACGCGTCCGCAGCGCTGACCGACGTGCTCGGCATTACTAATACGTCGGATTCCGTTGCGGGTATTTCTCGGCGAGCTACGCAGGGAGAGGTCAACGCTGGTAGCCCGGTTGTGGCCTTCGTAGCACCGGACGCACTGCGTAATGGCGTCGCCGATTTATCGACGGGGCTTACCTTGCCGTCGTGGTTAGGTGGATATACTTTAAAACGGGGCAGCTTTGTCAGCAATAGCGACGATAACATCCCGGTCACTTTTGCGGCGGCATTCCCCACCGCATGCTATGGCGTCATCGCCGCAGGCACCACAGGCTCGGCTACCGAAAATTTATCGTGGAGCGCGAACGCCATAACTCGTTTCGGGTTTAACTCCAATCGAGAGAACGGTGTGGGTGGCACTTATACGTTTTTATACTTAGCGTGGGGTAAATAATGGTTAAGCAATTTGTCACACCGTTTGCCGAAGACGGCGACCGCGTAGCCGTGCCCGACGCCGCGCCTGTAGACGGCAGCGTCAGCTACGAAAGCGGCTATGGCTTTGATTATCAGCGGCCTAAAGGTTCTAGTCCGTTAGCTAAAGACATTGAGCGGCAAAAATTAAACACCCTGTTAAACGACATAACGGGCGTCTTGCGGCAACTACAGCAGAACGGGGCGCCGGAGTGGAGCGAGTTACAAGCGCCCTACTCGCAATTTGCTCGCGTAGAGCACGAAGGCTCGTACTATTTTTCCGCCGTTGCGGCTAACGAGTCCGAACCCGGCGTAGATGCCAATTGGGTAGAAATTAATGAGCCCGCACGGACTCGCAAAAATAACACAACCGCCACCACTAACCCGACGACCTCGGACGATTCAGGGGACGGCTACGAACCCCTAAGTCTTTGGATTAATACATCCACGAGCGAAGTTTTTACGTGTATTTCGGCATCGGTCGGTGCAGCCGTGTGGGCGCTAGGCACACTCACCGTTGACGAGCTAGGCACCGCAGCACTGTTGGATGCCACTACGGTAGGTGAGGCGCTTATCGAACTGACCAACCCCTCAGCGGTGAGATACCTGCGAATCAACGCAGACAACTCAGTTACAACGTTGACCGCTGCGCAACTGCGCACAGACCTAGGAGTATTTGACTTATCTGCCACGCCGGAAAAAGATTTCGATTCGTCAACCACGACGCCTGATGGAATTTACGTGCGCAGTCGCTTGTGGGTTAATGCCGCAGAAAAAACGGCTATTATTCATTTCGTGATAAAAGGCACGGCTACCGCTACTATCGAAACTAACCTCGGCACCATTTCCAACAATTCAGCGCACGGCGTAGACACGTTCATCGACACCGGATCGGGTATTTTGCCGTCTAGCGCTAAGTTGATCGTTCCGCTGTACTCTAACCAGGATTTTACTACCGGTTCAATTCCTGCGATCGTCGGCGCCATAAAAATGGATTCAAACTGCAACGCGTGGATTAACTTACAGAATGGCGCAAACTTCTCGGTGGGGCAGACCGTAACCGTGATGTATAAAATTAAATGATGGGGATCGACTAAAATGACGCAACCAAATTTTCAAATACCATACGCAGGCGGCGAGACGCCGTTAGTGCTAGACCTCGATTACCATTTCCAGAACGTCAACGTAGTGCTAGGGGGATTTACCACCGATGATGCGACGATTGAAGTTTTGCCGGTGGGGGGCGATTTAACTACCGGCTGGAAAACTTTGACAGTAACTACTGACGAGCCGGCCATAAAAGTGTTAAATTCCGTTATTACAAAAGTCCGCGTTTCCGGACTGCCTATAGGGACTTACACAGTAACCACGTATCAGTTCTAGTGGCGATCTGAACTAATCATAACGGTGCGGGACTTATGAAAATGCCGGAGAAAGACCCTAACGTCTGGGCGCTCATTAGTAGCGTGTTCGACGCCACTCAAGTTTTTGTATACGCCGCACTGGTCGCGGCGGTTCGCATATTGCTTGACGAAAAAGAAAAAATATGGAAACGCATAGCCCTTGAAATGATCTTATGCGGCCTACTCGCACAGGGCGCCGATGAGCTGGTGCAATTTGCTTTCGGCTGGGAAATGCCCGTCGCGATCGCCGCTGCCGTAGGGTTAGTCGGTCCGACTTATTTACGCGTCAAATTAAAACACATCGTAAACTCAAAAACCGACAGCACGGGTACTTAACATGGGCGATTTGATCCCGGGGATTACGCGCACGGTATACCTAAAGCGCATCGACGGCAATCCCGCGGAGCCGCTACAGAGCGGGGCGACTGGTGAACCAGGTGTGGGCTACCAGCACGGCGACCTAGTCATCATCACCGACCCGCTTTTCGGGTCAAACAGCTACACCAAGCGCTCGTTTACTGGCGGCGCGACCGGAATTATTGAGACGACCAACACAGGCGCGATCATCGCGGAAACGGACGATTGGAAATTTACTATCGGAGCGCATAACCCTATTGTTGCAATTGATCCCGATCGCGACAAAGTCATGTACAACGAGTACAACGATCAAACCGACCTAAACGCCACACATTCTTTTGTATTTGGGGCCGGCGTGGGCTTTGATACAAATATACGTTTCACCCGCTGGATAAAGCCGGTTCTGCTTACGACTGGTGATGTGCCGTATCCTGCAGGCGTCGAGACTCTGCAACTAAAACTAGCACGGCTCAATACTGCGTTTGACATCGCGGATACGGAATTCAATACCGGAACCGAAGCGGCGCTGTTTCGCGGTTGGGGTGCGCAGAGCTCAGTACTTCGAATCGAAACGGGGGATGGGTTAATAACTGGAACCGCGACGAGCGGAAATAGCACAACGCTGACCGATACCGCAAAAACATTTGGAACTGACACATTAAAGAATCGCGGGCTGCAACTTACGGGCGGCACTGGCGCAGGGCAATTCGGGCTAATCACGTCAAATACGTCTAACTCTATTAATCCGCAATACGGATTTTCGCCCGCGCCGAACAATACGACTACTTACGAGGTGCAGAGCGCCACCGTATATGCGGCAAATGACGATGTGGACGTCAATCAGGGGTGGCAGTTCGAAGAAATTATCGCGCGTACTAATTCGGAAAACGTAGCTAACGGCCAATATATCCGCCGCATTTGGAAAGCTGACGGCATTCACACCACGCTGAGCAAAACCGACCTGACGTTCCGTGCCGGTGAGGATTTGCTGAATTACATGCACTATCAGAACTACTACGGGTCCAACTCTGTACCGATGGTTTTTCGGGCCATATACAGCGATGATCTGTCTGCGACGATAGGCGCGCCGGACAATAAGCGCCTATATGTAACCGACTCGCCCATACTAGCGGACGCGACCATAGTGTCTGAACAGCTAGAGGAAGTCTGGACAACGGGAAATTTACGTTTCAGATTTAACCGAGGCGGCATTGGCTCTGCCGGAACCTATTATCTATGCTCGGTAATCGACGCCGACACCGTTGAGCATTACGCCGAATTTATCGTGGGGACGCCTTCATGACTTCGTGGCTATTTGATTTTACGCTCTACCCTAATGGCACCGAGTTAAATGACGTAGTGGACACCACGGAAACTAAGCCCATCGTTGCCGTAGAACTTGCCCCTGAGCAATTGGTGATAAATAGTTTAAAACTTGACGTCGTAACCGTCGCACAAACTTTAGTAACGATCGACACTGGTACGCCGACACATCGAATGACTGTGGTATTTGCGGTCGCCGCTGCCTCAAACAATATGGTGTGTGCAGTTAATGTCATAGACCTTGGTAACGGGTACTTTGCTAAATATGACAATCTTGTTTTAACTGGGGGCGTGGGTCCGCAAGTGTGGCAGCGAGTTTCGTTCGGGTTTACGCAGCTTGCCGAAGTCGCAGGGACCTTTGCGAACGGAGATTCCTTTGGATTAGAGTTTAACCATACGACGGGATTACTCACCGCATTCAAAAACGACGTAGCGATAACCGGGCTAATAGACATTGAGCCTTTAGATGCCTTAGCCCCATCTAACCTAGTTGGATTTCACGGTCGTTCCCAAGGTGTCACCGGGCTTTTAAGTGCTTTTATCGCAAGTTCCGAAGCTGACGCGCAAGCCATATCGGACGTGAACGGCGATAATATTGTCGCCGCCGGATCACTCGGGAACGAAGCCAATGTGGTTGGTTTCAGTGAGCTAATCACTGAAGGCGACATCGAAGGCCTCGAACTTGAGGTTCTTGATAACGAAGACGGAACGGTTACGCTAGATGTACCAGACCCGGTGCATGGGGATGCCTACCCCGCGGTCAGTTACTACGACGAAGACGCCGCCGCGATAATCGACGTTATTCACGACCTTACGCTATCCGGTGCAACACAAACAGCGACGCGGGCTATAACTTTCAACCCACTAGCACAATATAGCGTTGTGCTTTGCCGCGATCCTGAGCTAGTAGACCCTACGTTTTTGGGTCCTAACTTAGAAGACGTTCCGGTCGATGGCGCAGACTTGTTTTGGTCGATAACTGCCGACGGACAGCTAACCGGACGCGGGCGAATTACTACCGACGAACCAAAGACTACGATTTATGGGCATTGGATCGAGTCGACCGGCATCATGAAAATTTACAGTTTTGTGATTAACGAAGCGGGCATCGTGGATAGATACCCGATTGTTGCACTCGCAATCACTGCCGAAGTTATCATGGGGCTGGCATTCGAGGCAGACACTATCTAGCCGCCGTCATGTCCGCTTTTGCTGCCATAACGATGCGCACGGCTTCGATGCGTGTGTAGCTGCTATGGTAGTAAAGATAGGCTGACGCGTAGGCTATACTGCGAGTGGCGATAATAGTTTCCAAAACGTCGTAGTTAAATATTTTTAGCATGGCTAAACCCTCAGTTAGTGAAGTCTAATAAATCTTTATCTAGCGTCGTCGCGTTATTTAGCGCGGCGGATTTACTGAATCGATTGCCTATGGGCTTCGGTAGAGTAAACCCACTGATGTTATTTATTTCGCCTTTAGCCAGCCGCGCCGCCAGTGAGCGCACGGCATCCGCCCGCGCCTCGCAAGACACCTGAAAACTGCCGAACCGGAACCCCAAACGAATGCGTGGCCATGGCGTGTAGCCTTCAGGAAGCGCAGGGATCAGCTCAGCTACGATAGTTGACATCATAGCCGGCTTAGTTATTTTTCCGGCATATACAATCACCGGCGGCGGCAGTGCGTATTTCCACGTAGACCTCATGCGGCTAATCCTTCTGGTATCGTTTTTTCGGTGAGTCCCAGCCTTCGGCGCGAACCGGCCAACCTTTTGCCCATTCAGGCAGTGTCGTCATAATCCGCACTTGCTCAGCCATTGTGAGGCGCTCGTCGTTCTGCGGCACCTCAGTGACGATTTCATCATGTACGCGCAGCACTACAGGAAAACCGGCGGCCTCTAAATTTATTACAGCATTCGCCATGATGTCCCGCGCGGAACCCTGCACGACGTTTTCGAATAGCTGCGCCCCATATGTACTCATCCACACCCAACCCATCGCACCCTTTTTGGGGTTTGAGTTCCAGCCCCTAAAATTTATCTGTACCGGGTGACCATCCCACTTTTGGTTAGGCGTAAGCCGTGGCTGGTGGTACGTGAGTAGTCGCCCCGACGGCAATGTGCAATACAAACGATCGCACTCGACGCGGTAGCTGATGTCTCGATAGCGATACTCGACGCCAGGGTCCTGAATAGCCCGAATAGCAGCTCCCTCTAGCCCATATAGTTCAAGGTAGTCGGGCGCCCATGGTTTGCCGCGACACTGACCGCCCCACATTTCCACGATAGCTGGCGAGGCTTCCCGCCATGCAATAATGTTGTCTGTTACTTGCCCGTCGGTGAAAGTATCCGAGCTATCGAATTGACGCCACCCGCCGAGCCATCCCCCAAAGCCTAAACCTAGCTCGGCTGGTTTTCCTATTTTCTGCCGGTCGGGATGCTTCTTGCCGCCGTTCGCCATGTACCAATCATACGAGCGCCCCGTGATTCGGCTTGCTGACTCTAAGTAGATATCCCGCTTAGCGTTAAACGCGTCGATGCGCCATTGTTCACCCGCGAGGCAAGCCGCCGCGACCGCTTCGATACTGGAATAGTCAACGCCCATTAACCGGTAGCCGTCTCGGGCGATGAATAGGCCGCGAGCGCATCCGCTGATTGAAAGTAGGGCGTTCCCGAAATAATATTCGACTAACTCCAACGATCGTGCGGACATGACATCGAGGACGTGATCGACCGCCTCAGATCCCCACGACGTCCGGTGCGAGAATGCGGTACATGCAACGGCGCCGCACCAAGGGCAATCATTAAGTTTTTGATCGAAGGGCTTGGCGGTAGTAATGCACCACTTTAAATCCGGCCCCGCTTTAGGCATGTTTAAGGGTTGTACGCCATCACCATTGTCGCGCCCTGTGCGCGCCCCATGGTAAATCGCCATGTCGCAAAGGCGATTGTCCGGCGTAACCTGCCGCGCCATCGAATATACTTTTTTAACGCTAGCCGAGCCAATTAACCGGCGAATCTGCAACGCGCGGCGGCACACGTCCGGCAGGTTGTCGCGGTTCAATATTTCGTCGAGGGCGTCTTCGTCCATCGCATCTACGTATACGCTCTGCGACGCTAACCAGCTTTTTAACTTTTGCAGCTCTGACGCCCGCGCGACTTCGCCCCGAGTTAAATCGTGCAACTCGTTGTTGTACTTTTGCAGGGCTTGCTCTAATACCGCCATGCAATTTTCGACCGCCGCAACGTCGCACTGCACGCCTCTAAAATTTATCGCTTGATCCGCCAACCAGTAACGCATCTCGTTAGGTGGGAGGTCTGGGATTAACTGACTCGCTTCGGATTCGACTTTGATGTCGTCTTCGTTATAGTCACAAAACAACTCGGCGTCGATCGGCTCTGACGCCATTAGTATGCGGGTGCGCCCGTCTTTTTTCGTGGGGTCCTTTGGCATTGAGAATTTTTTAATTAAGCGCTCGCCGTTCGTATTCTTTTTGGTGCTCAAGTCAAGCGCGGCGGATAGTGGGCCGAGTGCCCCCGGTAACGCATGGGCGCGAGCTTTGGCGGCGCTGCATCTAAATTGTGTAAGCTCTAACGTCGGCCATCCGTAACGCCTCACGCAAACCGCCAAGATTATGCGCAATTCAAACATTGAGTTATGGGCTTCGATAATGCCGTCCTGGTCGTAGCTCGGCGCGGCGTAGGGGTCGAAGCGAAGTAGGTACGCAAAAAGGTCGGTCGGTAGTGGTTGCCCCGGACGCCACCGCTTACGGCCTTTGCCGTCTTTTAAATCATACGCGCAGCAGAGTACCTCGGTGCTCAAGTGCGCGGCATACGCGGCCATTCCTACGGCGGGTAGACCTTTTTTCGTGGCGCCTTTGGGGGCTTTGAACTTTTGAGCGACGGGGTCCCACACGAAGCCCGCTTCGCTATATGTTTCGAAGTCTATGTCCGGCAGTACGGTGCTGACTAAGCCGCCGATGCGCAGCTTCGTACCGCGTACCGCATTTAGCCCCGGTGGAGGTGGTGCAATCATATTGTGAGCTCACAAAAAAAACCGCCCCCTAGAGGGCGGAAAGTGGAGAGACTTTAAACCATGAAGCCGTTAGCTATTAACTGCGCCTCAGTCCAACCGGCTGCGATATAGGCGTCGTAAGTTGCCGCCGCTGTGGCAGTCATGCGCATTTGTTTACTAATACCAGGTACGAGGTCATGAGCGGGCACCACTGGCGCAGGTGCTGGCGCAGGTGCTGGCGCAGGTGCTGGCGCAGGTGCTGGCGCAGGTGCTGGCGCAGGTGCTGGCGCAGGTGCGGGCGCAGGTGCTGGCGC